CCTGACTTATCCACCTTAGAGTTGACTGCTGTTTCAATGGCATTAAATTCAGTATCGAACTCAGCACCACGAACGATCTTCTGAGAGTCGCCGGAAGGAAGGGAGTCTTTGGCTGTGAAATTAGTAGCCTTGGTATAATTTGACATTAGTTGCTTACCTTAATGTAATAAGTGGCAAAACTTGCCAGCGTAGCCAAACAAAACCAGAGCGCTCTTTCAAAGAATGATACTTGCTTTGTATGTACAGCCACCTTAGAGATCAGCTCCCCAATGGACTGCTCTTGCTTTTCAACCCTATCTTCAATCTTTTGTATTCTTTCATTGGAAGCAAGAACCTTTTCTTCAACTCTGGCAATTGTCAGAATTGCTTCGGTTAGCTTATCTAGCTTGTTTTCAATCCTGGAGAGTCTGTCTTCAGGTGTCATTGGTACTGCCCTTAGTGATAAAAAGAAGGCAGGGGTACTTCTCTTGGTGTAGAGTTTCTCCCTGCCTACTTAGTTGGTTTTACTTACAGGTCGTTAACTGCAAGAACAAAACCTGCTTCAGGGCGATAGACTTGTACACCATAAAGCGTGTCAGCAGTGAACAGGGTGGACAGGTATTCCTGCTTGTACTGCGTCTGCGAACGGACAGCCATCTGCTCTGCAAGAACAATTGCTTCCTTGTGGAACAGAAGAGCACCACGGATATCTACACTGTTCGTTGCTGCCGTGTTAAGAGTTGCGGTTTCAATCACAGGGCAGTTGGACGATACATAGATATCAATACCATAAAGAGACCCAATTAGACCCGATTGTACCGTTCGGGCATCACGGAAGTCACTGGAGACATATCGCTCAGTACCCATGATTGCAGAACGGAGTGCCGGAGGAATAACAAATACACGATTGTCCATCGGTACGTTGTTGTCATCCAGCTTCTTAATCAGACCACGGAAAGCCGCATCGGAATACGGGTCAGCATCAATAACGGTATCTACAGCATATGCAGACAGACCATTCGTTGCATCGTTGTAGAACGTAGCCGTGTTAACCCAAGCAGTACCGTCAACTGCGGCAGGAGCAAGGTTAAGGGTTCCGTTGCCAAAGCCCGTAGCAACCATAAAGAGGTCCGTATCAACACGGAGGGCAAGTTGATAACCAGCATCTTCCGTGTAGAACCGACGAAGGCTCGACAGTGCTTGCACTTCAACGATATCCTCGATAAGACGCGAATACTCGAAGTGACGGTTGATGCTAACAGTCAGCTCAGACTCAAGGTTTGCTTGGATCGTTACTGCCGTAGCTTCTGCCTTTGCAAAAGCCGAGCCACGAACGGGCTTCGGAATGTGGATAAGATCGCCCTTCTTGCCCTTCATGGTCAGCTTCTTGACCAGAGGAGCCATCTTCAGATTCTTTTGATAAGATGCGATGATCTCATCAGACCAAATCTCTGGGATAAATTTATCCGCTGCTACTTTGTCAACTACAGCGGCTGCTGTAAAATATGCACCTGAAGTTTCACCAGCCATTTTTAAATAACCTCAATGATTGTTAAATAACCCTCCCTTCAGCATAAGCCCGCATGATTTCTGGTTGCAAAGCCTCGTAACGCGAAGGGTCGGAATTCATAAGTTTAATGATATCAGCCCTACGGAACTTCTTCTTAGCGCTTTGCTCGCCACTAGCCCGTGCACTTCCAGTGCTGGCGGATCGAAGAGCATCTTTACGTGCTGCTTTCTCCACCGTAGCTGTGTTCTGCACTACTTGCTGGCGATCTTTCCACAAGGTAAAAAGCTCATCTGCTGCATCGGCATCGTATTGTTTGTCTGCCATTACGAACAGTTGAGTTCTGATCTTGCTTGCTTGAATCCATTCAGCAAAGGAAGGATCTTTGAGAATCCCTTCCATGTCAGGATGTTTGTTCTTGACAAGAGTCAAAGAAGCTGCTCTACGAGCTTGCTCCGTGTACTCCTTTGCCTGCCGGATGCTAGGATGGTTTTCAATCTGTTGTTGAGTTGCCTTTACAGGGTCAACGAAGAAATCTACTTCTTCATCCTCTGGCTTCTGTTGTTGTCCCGTATTTCCTGTTTGGTTTTGGTTGAGTTGTGCCGCGATGTACTGATCGACAACCTTCCTAAGTTCACCTACTTCGGAACTATGGCGACCAAGAAGTTTTTCGGCTTCTTGGTGCATTCGTACCAAATCTTTGATAGACTTGTTTCGGTACTTATCAGGAACATCATCATCTTGATCTTGAGTAAACTCTTGTGCTACAAAAGTGTCCTGTTGCGTAGGGTCTTGTAGTGTTTGTGAATCTACTTCTTGATCTTCAGTATCGTCAAGACGCTCAGTTGTGTCTTCATCAAGTAGGATTGCTCTACCCATTGAACTTACTTCTCCGTGGCGTTAACCATTGTGGATTTAATTTAAAAATGAAAGTTACCCCTTAGAGGCTTCCATTGTTTTTACGACCAGCCTTCTCGTGCTCCTTAATCCACTTAGATTCCGCTGTAGGAAAACTAAGTGGGTCAAGGATGCTACGAATAGGGCTGATAATTCTGTTGGAGTGAGAAGCACATCGTGGGCACGACACTAGTTCTTTTGGGTCTTCCACAAGTGCTTCAAAGATGTGATCCTCACTACATTGAAAATCATACATCCGTAGAGGAGGCATCCTGGAATCCTTGGTTAATGTATGCTTCGAGGTTGATGATCATTGCAAGAACAGTCAATTGACCTTTCTTGAAGAAAAGTTCCTCAGCATCCTTAACATTTTCTACGGAATTAATTACATTGGCATTCTGCTTAAACTCATCAACGAATTGTGCCCAACCAGGCGTGCGGAAGAGTTCAAAGTAATTGTTGTAGTACAGTTCAGTTTCTTTATTCACAATTTCTCCTTATAAGTGGATTGTGTATACTCAAATTATATCATAAATAAAAGAAATAATCAATCTTTACTTTTCTTCTTCTTTAGTTCCTCT